CGGAGGAATCGGATCCCTCCGGCAAGGTTTCCTCGCCTGTCCGCAAAGAGGAAGTGGTGTTGGTGAATTTTGGGAATGAGAAACCCAACTATTCGCCACCGCCCCAGGACCGACGATCTGAAACGACGACCTCAGCGCTTCCGGGACCACATTGGGTGAACAACCCACAGGCGACTACCATGTTGAACGCCTATCACTTCATTGCTGGCCAGTACGGTTTTAAGCTCCGCGTCACTCGTGAAGATTTAATCTTCTACGAATGGCTCGGCGCCACCAACCGACTGCCCAAGTTTTTGAAGTGGAAGACGGCCAACATGCTCGCCCGTGCGGTCGGTTCACCCGACCTGGTCCCATGTCCCCTTGACACGAATTTGGTACCGATGATGTTTGACTACTACTTCGCCTCCTCCCATCTCGGACTCTTCCGGACGGATCAGGGGTTTCATCGGATGAAGCTTCGGCGCGCGTCCAAGAGTCGATATGCCTCGTTCTGCTTCTCCATTTACCAGGCCAAGGCGGCTTCATTGCCGCTGGATGACTGGGAAAAGGAGAAAGCATTGCGAGACACTGTCGATCGCTTGTGCACGCCGAAGCCCATCACGACGAGACTCATGACCCCCCGTAAGTTCCTTGATGCCACAGACGTGGAGCGGGCTCTTATCCGGACCGTACGGGAAATCTTTCCCCGACGGCCGGAATCTGAGCCCGTACTTGCCTGCCCTTCACGTGGAGCGAGCTTCGGTTGTAGTAGGTCGGACGGAGGAATGATGGGTGAGCTGGTCAGAGCGCACTTGGGCTATGAATGGATGCCCTACCGACATTTAGTCGGTTTCTTTGAAGCAGCAGGCCATGCCTGCCCTGTCTTCAGTGCGGCGGACCCGGATGACCTTCTACTGGCAACAGAACGACGTCGTTTGACTGCCTTCACTTCTACCTATGTTCCGGCCCGTCCCGTGGCACTCACCGAACCTTTTAAGGTCCGTGTGATTACCAAGGGATGGAGCCCCAACTATGGTATGGTGAGGGAGTTTCAACCCCGTCTCTGGTCCCAGTTGAAGAGTCATCCGACGTTCCGACTGATTGGCGAGTCCATCTCCTCCACGGTAATGGGTCAATTCGCCGCCAACGTAGGATCCGAGAAGGAAGTCTGGTATATCTCCGGAGATTACACCGAAGCCACGGATCACATCCCGTCCGATCTAGCTGAGCTAGTATTGAACGAGATGTGCTTCCGGGCCGGTGTGCCCGCCGAATATATACCTTACTGCCTTGCGTCGCTCACTGGTT